TCCGTAGGCTTGAAGATCTTTTCAATAGCGTGAGGAACATAGAGACATTCAATGTCAGCGTTATTGAGCATTGCTTCCCCGAAGCGGCTCATCGCTATAGGAGTCACGTTCGGACGTCGGCACCAGGCCGCAACATCTGGAGGAACCGGCGAATGATCGATAGGAACCCAAGACGCTATCTGTTCTACGTCGTCCCACTGAGAACCCTTGAAGATGTAGACATCGTAGAGAGTGATGAGCAAGGGATCTAGCGTTGAGTGCTCATGCCGCCATGCGTGATAGTTGGCAGGCACTACATCGTTTGAATGCATCTCGAATCCGCGCGGATACTGACGTACTCCATGCCAGTCCAGCGTTGTTCCCTCTAGGCCGTAATTAGAGGAGACGGCTACCTGATGCCCTGCCGCTTGGAGTCTCGTGATCGTTTGCGCAGTCTGCGCGCCGTAGCCGGTTCTAGCCCACGGGCTATTTGAATTCCAGAGAATCGCCCTAGATTCACTTCGCTTCTTCAGCGGCTTGCTTGGCTTGCGTTTGTTCGACATCGCAGATCCTTTCGCAGGTTGACCTAATCGGGGCTCCGCACCCTGCGATAAATACGGAACCCCGACTAGGGGCAGAGAGGGTATTACTAGGAAGCGCCGCCGATGAAGTACTTAACGTGCGACGTCTGCGGAAGATCCCCATCCACCCGGAACGTGCACCTGAAGGTTACGAGATCCGCGCTGAAGGCGAAGTCATCCGAGCGATCCAGACGGATTCCGCCGACCGTCCGAACGTAGTAGCTCGGGAAGTGCCCGGCGATGACAGACTTCGCACTCGTAGCAGCCGCAGCCATTGCCGGATTCTCAATCAGAGGAACGCCGAGAACACGATCCGGCGTAGCCTCGCTCATTGACGGCTGGAAGACAAAACTTCCATTGCCATCCTGAAGGGTACGCATTGCAGCAATGCTGGAACCCTTCGCCATGAAGCCCGTTCCCGGGAGTGCCCGAGCGGCGGGATCAAGCGAGTAGTAGAGGCTGACCAGATTCGCATAAGTGAATGCGCCCGAAACACCGGTCCCACCAGTAACGCCAGAACCAGCAGCGGTAACAATGCCGTTCGGCTCAGTAGCCGAGTCGCTACCGGTCGTGAGCGCGGTATTGACCGCAAACCCGAGAGCGTTACCACAGTTCATAGCGAGGAGATCCAGAACATTGATACCGCTATCGTTCAAAAGCTCCGAGCTCACCTGCGTAAGGAAGCCGTACTTGAAGGCGTTCAGTGTGATAAATGCGGAGAACGTCGGGTCAGACTCGCCGAGTGTTGCAGCCTCAGAATTCACAGTCCCGGTACTGTACGTCGCCAGTCGGGGTATTTGTAAATTTTCTCCCCCGGCAGTATTAAGAGTAGTTCCAACGCTGAGCATCGGGCCGACAGCGCGAGCAAGCATGATTACCTGGTCGTAAAAACTAGTCGGCACCGGGGCGCCCGTCGAAGAACGACTGATATCGCGGCGCTCGGGTGCGAACTCTGCCGAGCGGATCTCGCCACGCGCAAGGCTGCGGATCATCTCAACATCGTTGATCGACCGAGCCTCAGGAGCATTGACCGGGCGAATCTCATTCTCGTGCCCGGCCTGCGCTGCGCGAACCTCAGACTCATGCGCAGCCATTGACTTAATCTCATCAATCATCTTCGTGCGCCGAGAGAACTCCTCATTCGCACGATCAAACGAAACCCGCTCATCCACGGTCATCGCGCGGTCCTCGCTCGCGCAAGTGTCCACAATGGCCTTGGCGATTTCAAGATCCTTCGCCCTAGCCTCAAACTGTGCCTTCAGAACGTCCATTACATTATGCCTTTCGGATAGATGTTTGCCGCAGGTATTAGCAAGGGTGCGGCTCCGCATCCATCGTTAACGGCACCGTTAACGGTTTATAGGGATGATGCTACATCAAACTTGCATCTCCATGAGTGCAAGCAACTGCTTAGCAACGATCAGAGAATTATCAGGCTTTGATTCCTTCGGCGCTAGCTGATCGACTATCCCTCTAATGAGATCAGCCTGCGCTGAATCTAGTTCAGCGCCGCTCTCTAATTGGGTTAGCGCATCCGCTAGAACCTGCTCATCTATCGCAGTACGCGCAGCGAGCTTCCTTACGGACGCTGAGGTTGATGCATACGCTGGCATTCCGGTGACGGCCGAGACCTCATGGAGGCGCACTTCTGTAAGCGTGCGGCGCATTCCATCTTCGCTCCACATATCTCCACCGCGCGGGACAGAGAAGCCGAACGACATTGAATCTACGATGCGCTGCTCTATGAGGATGCTCAGATTCCTTCCATCAGTAGTCATCGGTAGATCAGCCTCTGCCAGAAGACCTTTGGAATCTTCCTGAAGTCGCAAGGTTCCTGAGCGAGTAGAAGCGAGGAGCGCCGAATCATTGTGATTGACGTACATACGAATATTATTCCGGCTCTTTAGAGTGCGAGTGAAAGCACCAGGCCTGATCTGTTCAATGAACGGTAGCGGCTCAGAGTCACTATCGAAGACAGCGGCATAACCTTTAAAAGTCATTTTGTCGCCTACTGCCCTGATCTCCATGTCTTCCACAAAATGCGCGCGAGTCTCCACTATCGTTTTCGCCTTTCTCGTAACCGGTGGCAGATCAGAAACAGTGACAGCCTTAATACCTAGCGCCCGATACATGCGGCGCATGGAAGGATTATTGTCTATTGCAAGTACGACGTCGTACTCCTCAAGGAGTCTCTGCGCCATCGCACGCTTGAAATTCAGCGTGTCAGCAGTAGAGCCAGGATTCATGAGCAAGTCTTCGTATTCGACTCCAGCAGCCGCTAGCGCTTGCTCAGTTGCTGCACGCTCTGAATCGTTCCGACCAGTAATGATGTAGATGTCTTCCTCTGACTCTTGCAGGAATTGCACCGTAGAAACGATGGGTCGAGATCCATTAAGAATCGTGCCATCAATATCAGCGATGATGACAGGCTCTCCACCGGCTACGCGCGTCATCTTTCTATCTCCCTGAATGATTGCAGCCTGCCGAGCGAACCAAGCGCGCGCTGGAGAAGGGTCCAGAGGATTAATGCCCCAAAGATAATGCGCCACAGCGCCCGGTCCCGGGAATCCCTCATCATTCGCATCATTATTCCGCGAGGCTTCCAGATCGACAGCATGACGCGCAGCCCAAGCATTCGCTCTAATCACTTTGTCATCAGTGATAGAACCTGAAGCCATCAGTCGCGCTTCTCTAATTGTCCCATCGGTGATGCCATCGCCTGCCTTGCCATCAGCGAAGTATTCCAAGCCCTTAGAAGCTGCATCCTTCACATAGCCGGGGATCTCTCCCTGAATGCGCTTGCCAGAATCATTGCGACTCGAGCGCGGGTGATCCTCTGGCAGCAAATCATTATCCGTAACGTAGTTCGGATTCTCCGGCGCTCCAGTGCGCAGCAGATAGAGATAGGCATTGACTCGCGCCATTGACCATTGAGCGCGCCCAATACCGGGCCGGTGGGAAGTGGAGTACGCGCCAGAGCCTCGCCGGTATACCGCCGCTAGTTGTCCGTAGGTTGCTCGGGTCCAAGATGGCCGGTCACGCTCAGTCATCGAATCGTTATGCTCTGTGACTTTGTTCCTCAGCGCTGTCTCCGTTGCTGCACTGATCGCAATGTCTCCACCCGCACCGGCAGCGCTTCCCGGCTGGTTCTCATCGCTTCCGGTGATCTGATCCTTTGGAGGGGCAGGAGCGCGAAGCTCGCCGCCTGGCTCCATATCCTCCGCTAGCGAGAGTGCAACCATCTGCGCTACCGCGTCATCCTTCGATTCATGGCAGGCCATCACTTCTCCATCTTCCTTTACGGTTGCCCAAACGGGGCAATCAGGAGACTGATCAGTAATGAAATATGGCATCTCTACTCATCCATTTTCTGCCGAAGGATGGCGAGCTTTAAGCCTGAAGGATCGCTGAATGCGTAGAGCGCTTCCCCGCGATTCAGGTTTAGCTGAATGGTTTCGCCTACGTCGATGTGAACGCCATTCGCTAGCGTTACATCCTTATTGCCGAAGTAGATCAGCTTCGTTGTTCCAGTAGCCTGATTGTGAAGAAAGACGCGCTGAGGATTGCGATCAGCCGGGCAAACTAGTTCGGCCACCGTTCCTAGCGTGAATTGATTCTGAGAAATCGTCATGGGTACACGCTCGCAGGATCTGCGGGATTAATGGATGCGACGCTCTGAACAGATGTCGGCGGAATGCCTGTATGCATGATTGCTGGCATATCTAGAGCCTTCAGGGACTCCGCAGGATCAAAGCCCGCCATGATCAACCTAGTAAGCATTTGAGTCTTTCTGTCAGTCTCAACAATGTTTGCGGCTGCGAGATTGACGTTAGCCAAAGGAACGCGGTACTCATCCCCGCCATCGGCGGGCGGCATATCTTCAAGTCTGTGAATATCGTTGACGCTCAAAAAACCTGCGAGCTGGCCAGTGGAGTAAGCAGCAAAACGAGTCTGGATATCTCCGCGAAGGATCGCATCTAGATTGAACTTGACGAATGCAGGACCGGGAAGCAGTGACGAATAGGCGGTTTCAAACTTGCTGATAATTGGTCTCAGTGTGTATTGCGCAAATTGAATAGCGTTCTGTTCCACGCTCGCATAGGACATTGCGCCCGGCGTCGATACTTGCAAGAGATGCAAGGGACAGCGGAAGATCCGCGCTATCTCCTCCACCGCGAATTGTCGGCTCTCCAGCATTTGGGCTTCGTTGGGATCTACTCCAGTCTTCACGAACTTTGCGCCGCCGAAGAGCACGCCCGGACGATGGGACCGCTTCAGTCCCTTATGCCCTTCCTCAAAGCCTGAAGCTAGATCCTTAGCCTGCTCGCGCGTGAGGTTCCCGGGCCATTCAATAATTCCGGCGGTCACACTTCCCTGCCCGAAGAAGCGGGCGCTAAATTCCTCCAAAGCACTGGCAAGGCCTAGCGATTGCTTAACCTCATCAATGCGAGAGATCCCGCGCAGAGCGCCAGGCTTCCTCAGCTCTGTAATGTGCAGAACCTCATCAGCTCGCAGAGTCGTTCCCGTGCCAGCGTCTAGGACGTACTCAATCTCTCGAGTAGCAGGATTCCTGCGCACTTCTACGCGCGTCGGGTCTAGGACGACTAGTGAGAGGATCTCACCCGTACGGCTGCGGAAGATGCGAATAAAGACATTGCCATCTAGCAGGAGAGAAACCATCGCTTGCTGAAGATGATCTTCTCTCGCCGTACCGATGTCGGGATTCTCTACCCAAAGCGGCTTAGGCCTGAACGGCTTACGCGCTCCACCTTCACGATAGAACGTATCGACAGGAAGCGTGCTGATCGTGTCGGCAAGGAGTCGAACGCAGGCATAGACAGCGCCAATCTTCAGGCTTGTATCTTGCGTGATAATCGTTCCCGCGTATGTCTGCTGCGCGACATTGCCACCGCTGGCAAAGATCGTTTGGAAGGAAACTGCTCGCTCCTCGCGGCCCCTAATCAGATTACCCAACATCTATGCGCTCCAGCGTTATCCCGATGAGCACGCCGGTAAGCCCGAGCGCGATGAAACCCGCAGGAATGTTCAGCAAGAATACGCCGAGATTGATTGATGCTAGTCCGGCTAGTTGAGAAATAACGATCATGCGTAATCCTCTCATGTAGCCCAAAAGCCCGGCGCACACAATTCTTGCACATTTTCCCGCGCTGCTGTCGCTCTATCAAAGGCGATCACTGCGGCTACGGCAGCATCAATCCTGCGACTAGAGGAGCGATGTTCCTTAACTATGCGCGGCCCGAGCCGGTCAGTCTTAACAGCGCAGTTGCCTATATGCCTGCGTAACGTGGGATCTCCATCGTGCGAGAGAGTCGCTGAAGTAACAGCGTCATAGAACTTCGCAGTAGCTGGGACCATTCGCGCCGGACTACTAGAGGCGTATTCGGAGATAGGCACTCCAGCATCTGCGAGAGACTCCATACTTCGCTGCCAGCGGTACGGATCGCACGCCACCTCTAGAACGTTGTAATCACCGCAGGCCTGCATAATCCTTGACTCAACTTCAGAGATAGGGACGCGCCAAGACTCATGATCTCCCGGCCCCTTCTCCCACACTTCCTCTACCCAAATGAACGGCTCAGGCTCAACCGTGCAGCCGATCAGCGCCGTTGCATCCCCATTGAATGATCCATCAAACCCGAGCACGACAGGAACAGAAGAATCAATAGAACGCTCGGCGCGGAGGTTCTCCCAAGATGCAGCCGGTAGCCAAGCGTGCTGCGAGCTGACCCATGAATTCATGCGCTTAATCCTGAACTCATTTTCAGGAGTGCGCTTAACCGCAGACTCGAAATCTTCTGCATCGCAGAGATCCCCGAAGCCCGGGTTAGCGTCCAGCCAGGATGAAGGATCTAGATGATTCGCTGAATCCTGCCCTTTCCACCAAGCCATAAAGAAAGAAGGATCGACAATCTCGCCGCTCGCCACTTGCTGCCCGTAGAGGAATTGCCGGTAGGCGGTTGAGTCTCCCCCTGTCGTATCGCTTCGAACTCCAGCAGTAGTTACCGCAATCGTTAACGCATCTCGCCTAGCAGCCTGAGCGAGCGTCATCACGTTCCAAAGATCATCGTTCGGCGCTGAATGGAGTTCGTCATAGATCACGCAGGTAGGCGAGAGCCCTTCCTTAGTGAAGGCTTCAGAGGAGAGCACGCGATAAACAGAGCCGGTGGAGACTACCTCGATGACGTCCCGGTAGATCGTGCACACTGAACTAAGTTCCGGCGAAAGTTCAATCATCTTCTTAGCAGAACCAAACACGATACGCGCCTGATCCCTGTCCGCTGCGCAGGAGTAAACCTCGCCACCAGTAGGACCAAGCATTAACGCATGAAGCGCAATCCCTGAACCCAAAGCGCTCTTGCCATTCTTCCTCGCCATACCAATAATCGCTGTCCGATGCTTGCGCCGACCATCCGCGCGCCTAGCGAACACATCAGCAAGCAACATCCTTTGCCAATCGCGCAGCACCATAGGAGAGCCAGCCATACCGCCGACAGAATCCTTCACCTGAAGACACAAGCCCTCAATGAAGGAGACAACCTCAGCCCCGTCGCCAGCATCGCGCTCAACCTGGCTGACAGGAGTTAGAACTGCTGGAGGCCAACTACCTTGCACGACGTGCTTTCAGCTCATCCAGAACCGAAGCAGCGCGAACCTCGCCTACGCCCATCTTGCCTCGATCAACCGGAGAGAAGCCAAGCATTGAATACATGGAAAGAATTAAGCCTTCCAGATTGCGCAAACCAACGCGGTCGTGCCAGTCATTCTCTGACAAAACTTTATGACGTAGTACTGATCGCTCATCCTCACACTCGCACAGCATCTGGACGATCTGCACATCAGTTGAACCAGAAACCCAATACGCGCCAGCACTCCAAATTCGATCCCATGCCTCTTTACCCATTCTCCCCAGAGGTCTTAATGGTTCAGGAGAAGAAGTAACCTGCTCAGCAACGATTACCTGCTTAGGCAAAGGACGAACACCAGGATTGCCTAGCTTCCTCTTCCGTTCCACAGGTTTAGCTGGATTCGGCATCCGATCCTCCCGTGAAGTCATGCGACACTCCGGTTGATTCAAGAACGGGCTTCGCACCAGTGTGCTCCTGCCAACGGCGGCAGATCACGTCCACATAGAGGGGATCCAATTCGATAAGGCGGGCCTTGCGGCCCGTGTACTCGCAGGCCATGAGAGTGGAGCCAGAGCCACCGAATGGATCAAGGACTAGGCCGCCGCGAGGAGCGGAGTTGTTAAGGCAGTAAGCAACAAGGTCAATGGGCTTCATGGTTGGATGCTCTGGGCTTCGCCTCGGTCGTGCGAAGTTCAGGAGGGTCGTCTGCTTCCGGTCGCCGAGCCACTCATGCGCGGAGCCTTCCTTCCACCCGTAGAAGATCGGCTCGTGCTGGTAGTGATAGTCGGCTCGTCCCATCACGAAATTGTCCTTGGCCCAGATCAGTGTGTGGCGCCATACCTTCAGATCTCGCAGGACCGTCCCGAATACGTGGAACAGGTCTCCACCTGGTGAGGCTACGTACCAACTGGCGCCCGGCTTGGAGGCACCCCATGTGGCGCCCAGCGCGGCGCGTAGGAAGTCCTCAAGCTTGTCTGGAGTCAGATCGTCGTTCATGACGCCCTTGCCATCCTTGCGTCGGCCACGGACTTTGGCCTGCTGCATGTCTCGCTCTTGAATGTCCACCCCGTATGGCGGGTCCGTCCAAACGCAGTCAACCTTGGCCTTGTCAAGCAGAGCGTCATAAACAGTGACGTCGGTCGAGTCCCCACACATGACGCGATGCCCACCCAGCACCCAAACGTCGCCGGGCTTGCTAAACGCTTCGGCTGGCGGTCCTGGAGCGTCGTCCGGCGGTGGAACATCTGGCAGGCCGGGATCAATTCGGTCCACTAGCTCAGCGACCGCCTCAGGCGACCAGCCCGTGTCCAGCAGCAGCGATGGGTCAAACTCTCCTACTGAGCGGATGAGATCCAGCAGAAGCCCCTCGTCATAGGAACCCAACTCGGCAGTTCGATTATCTGCGAGAGCGAATGCCAAGGACTCCTCTTCATTCTCATTCACAAATGAAACCGCTATGTCCTCCCAGCCTAAAGAAATGGCTGCCTGCAAAGTGTGATTACCTGCTATGACCACACGGTCTGATGCGCGAGCAACGATTGGCTTTCGCTGTCCGAAGCGAGCCAGAGATTTGGCAACCGCCTCAACATCTCCACGCCTAGGGTTATCTGGCAAGACAGAAATTGAATTGACCGGTTGGGCCAATCCGAGCAGATCCGAATTGATCATTTGATTCCTTTTGATTGAAAAAATGAGGCGACAGGTTTTTCGCCGAAATGCAGCGGGGCGTCTTCCTTTAATGGGGTATGCGCCACGCTACATGCCCATGACTTTGCGCCCGCCCCCCCATTTTTTTGCAGGCGTGGAAGTTTTTTCGTCATCGTGAACCCTTTCTGCTGTTGCATGACCTGTGTGCAGCCTTGAGTTCGCTTGCTCTGTCTCCTGCTATGACGTGATCTGCTGTCCATGGATCTAGTGGATCTGGACCGTTGCCGCATATGTGGCAGATCGTTGCCGTTGCCCTGATGATCTTCGATGCTTGCGCGTAGTTCTGATCGTAGAGTTTCGGGCGTTCGTGGAGTATGCAGTGAGTAGCGTTCCTTGTGAGGGTTCCGCAGACTAGGCAGGGTATTGGGAACCTTCGTGGCTTAGTGGAGTCTCTGCTGCTCACGTTGCTCTGTCACTGGGATGCTGTCGGCTGTCTCAGATTCCAGCGCTTCCATTAATTCATTGATGAAGGATCGAATGGTTCCGTTGTCTGGATTCCCTGAGATCTTCTCCGCTGTCTGCCTGATTTCGTTAAGGCTTGGCATTCTGCTTCTCCTTGTATTCGTTAATGGCAGTGAGTGAGTAGAGGCTTCGTCTTCCTTCTCGCCTGGCTACATGAAGTTTCTTTTGGAAGGTGAGCTGTCGAAGATGGTTCAGGTTCATCCCAAGCAGGCTTGCGGCTTCCTGCGATGTCACATAGTCGATTGCTGATTCCTCTACAGGTTCGCTCTGTTCCTCTGTCTCAGGCTCTGCTAGCGGTTCTGATGGCTGCTCTGCTTCCTCCGATGGTTCTGCGTGGAGTTTGCTTGGCGCATCTGTGTAGATGTTGTGCGCCGCTGGCTCATCGAATGGATCTATGATCTTGGGGATCTCGAATGGATCTACCATGGTGCACTCACTTCCTGCTTAACTACCGGCTTACTTGGCTTGGGGATCACTCCGATTACCTCTGAAGTGATCTCATTAACGTGCATCGTTGTTCCATCTTTGTCATAGGTTGAAGTAGAGAAGCGACCCTGAACGATGACACGATCTCCCTTACGCAAGGTTTCTACTGCTGCTTCTCCGTCGCGATGCCAGGCTGAAATCCTGAACCAAGTTGTATCTCCATCGGTCCAGCCATCGCCTTCCTTCTTGCGAGGCGTGACAGCGACAGAGAAGCTCGCAACACTGATGCCTGTTTTCGTGATCTTCATCTCGGGATCTTTCCCAACGTGCCCAACAATTGTTATCTGCGGTTCCCCGGCCATTGCTTCTCCCTCGAGTTGTGTTGATCGTTAGGTAATGCCAGAGCCTTAGGCTTCCCAACCGCTGCCCCGCTTATGGGCGCGGCTCTGGCATTACAGGAATAACCATACCCTCATTCGTTAACGTCGAAAATGTACCTCTGTAGTTCACTGGAGTTAGCGCCGGGTCTTCGCTCTGCCGGACTATCCAGCCGTTGCGCAGCGCGTGCGCTCGCAGACTCTCTATCCAAGCGTGGCATTCCTGGCAGAGGTAGAGCGCATTAACGGGAGATCCTGTCTCGCTGCGTTTCGTTCCTCCCATCCCGCGAGGCCTGCGATGGTGGTACTGACCGGCAGGGGCAGAGGTTCCACAGATCTCGCAGTCTCCTTGCGAGCGCTCATCAATGATTGCTTTCACTGCTCGGCTGAACTTCATTCATAGCCAGCTTGCTTTAGGAGATGAGTGAGCATCCACAGCGGCATCGTTGCGTATTGCCCACCGGCATCAGT